TAAACCTTGTATTGATTGTACACCTTGGTTACCTTGAACACCTTGTGGTCCAAGTCCACCAGATGGGCCTGTGCCACCTTGTATACCTTGTATTGATTGAAGACCTTGAATACCTTGGATGCCCTGAATACCTTGAATACCTTGGAAATTACGAGGTCCTTGAACACCTTGATTACCTAATAAGCCCTGAAGACCAATTGTGCCTTGCGCGCCTTGAACACCTTGAATACCTTGTGCTCCATCAGCACCATCAGATGGACCTTGTAAACCTTGAATACCTTGACTAGATCCTGCTTGTCCTTGTAAACCTAATGTACCTTGTACACCTTGATTACCCAATAAACCTTGAAGACCGGTTGTACCTTGTGCACCTGTTCCAATTAAACCTTGAAGACCAGTTGTGCCTTGAACTCCTTGGACGCCTTGAGTACCTTGTGGACCATCTGCAGGTCCTTGAATACCGTTTACACCTTGCGGTCCGGTTTCTCCTTGTAAGCCTTGAAATCCTTGTGCACCATCTGTACCATCAGAACCGGCTGTACCAGTAGTACCTTGTGGACCATCTGCAGGACCTTGTGGACCAGGATTACCTTGAATACCTTGAACACCATCAGATGGACCTTGAATACCAATTAAACCACGAGTACCTTGAATACCTTGCGCAGCTTGATTACCTTGAACACCTTGATATCCTGGAGTTCCTTCAGTACCTTGAACACCTTGAAAACCTTGCGGGCCATTACCTTGAACACCTTGTAAACCTTGGATACCTTGCGCACCATCTGTGCCTTGTGCGCCCGTTCCACCAGTAAATCCTTGAATACCAAGACCTTGAAGACCTTGGATACCTTGAATCTCGTCTCCTTGATCTCCTTTTACACCTTGATTACCTTGAAGGCCTTGAGTACCTTGTGGACCATAATTACCTTGAATACTAAGACCTTGTAAGCCTTGAATACCAGTTGTACCTTGAGCACCTTGTGGGCCATCAAAACCTTTAATTCCTTGTATGCTTGTACCTTGAATACCTTGAACACCAACACCGGATGGACCAATATTACCTTGAATACCTTGTGCCTCTGGGCCTTGAATACCTTGAATACCTTGTGGGCCATCAGGACCATTTGGACCTATATTACCTTGTACACCCTGTCCAGTAAATCCTTGAACACCCTGTGGTCCGGTTCCGCCTGGACCTATATTACCTTGTACACCTTGATGACCTTGAGCACCAAAACCAGCAGGTCCTAAATCACCTTGAATACCTTGAATACCTTGTGCTTCAGTACCTTGAATACCTTGAGGACCTGGAGCTCCAAATCCTGGACCACCTTGAATACCCTGTGTACCTTGACCACCAGTTCCATCAGTACCTTGTGTACCTTGAATACTGTCACCAGCAGGACCTTCAGGACCTTCACCACCTTGTAAACCTTGTGGTCCTTGAATACCTTGAGAGCCACCACCAACACCGCCTGATCCGGCAGGACCTTGAATACCTTGTAAACCAGAACCACCGTCAGTACCTTGTGCACCTTGTGAGCCAGTTCCATCAAAACCTTGAACACCTTGTGGTCCGGTTCCACCAGCTCCTGTTAATCCTTGTGTACCTTGATTACCTATAAGACCTTGAATACCTGGATCTCCTCCAGAACCTTCTACACCTTGAGGTCCTTGTACACCTTGAGTGCCACCACCAACACCGCCACCAGCTGGTCCTTGTACACCCTGAATACCGTTAGAGCCATTTAATCCTGCTGCTCCATCGGTACCTTGTAAACCTATAATACCTTGAACACCTTGTGCTCCTGCTGCTCCTCCGCCAGAACCAACTCCTGACCAAGAACCGTTAATATAACCTTCGAAGCTTGATGTTGAAGTGTTATATCTTAAATAACCGACTTGAGGAGAACTATCTCTTTCTCCTGTTGTACCTGCTGGAATTTGAATAGAACCATTAGCACTTGTGCGTGGAGCGATAGCATCAAAGTTATCGTCCATCTCCGTATAAGTTAGCGCTGATCCTTTATCACTTCTTTTAGTAATTGCCATTAAGTTCTATCCCCGTTATCATTAAAGTATGTTCCAACATATGATATAAAATTATCTCCACTTACTTGCGTTGCAACATATCCATCTGTCATATAGCCAGATAATACATAAAGTGAAGTATTACTTGATATATTATTTATATAACCATCAGCTACATATCCAGCAAGAACATATAAAGGATCTCCTGTTCCTTCTTCATATCCGGGATTATCTTCTACATAATCGAATTCGCAATATTCAAAAAGTTCTTTTTCTTCTCTAGTGAGTTCTTGTTCGAAAACATAACAAAGTTCAATTAATTGCTGTTTTATTACTGGATCTGTTTCGGCAGCAATTTGCGCAAGTAAAGAAGCATAATTCGGATTAGCCATATTATCCTGCTCTTACGTATAATGAACCTGTTGCAGCTGCATTTGGAACCCACGATCCGTGACCACCAGTTAAATCACCTACTCTATGAACTGGTATATTTTGGACTGTAACTTTAGCAGATCCTGTAATTGCTGGATCTCCACAAGCTGTTGAACCACCCACAACAACAGCCCAAGCTCTTTCAACTGTTACTTTACCTTGATTTGGATTTAAATAAATTGTTGCATGAAATGGATTTGGTGTAGGACTAGCATGTCCTATATGTCTATCTCTTCCTACTCTTACTAAACTTTGCATATGTAATTAAATAAGAATGCCCCGAAGGGCACTCTTAAGTTCTCCTTTATTAAGCTACTTCTAATAATCGCTCTTTTGCAATTATATATTCTTTTACTAAACCCGACCTTACAATATCTGGAATACCAAAATGATGTATTGCAAAAGATTTTACCTTTCTTAATACACTCATAAAATCGTAAAGACCAGAAACATCTGCTTTATTTTTAGATGTTTTAAGATCGTCTTGCCTTGTATCACCACAGAAAATAATCTTAGATGATTCACCTACACGTGTAATGATAGTGTCTAATTCGTGATAGGTCATTGATTGACATTCGTCTACAATGATAATAGCATTATCAAAAGTCAAGCCTCGTACAAATGAGGAAGTCATAAATTGTATCATACCTTTTTGTTTTAAGATCTGATATGCATCTCCCCTCCCAAAGAGATCATTAACGATATCAGTATATGGTGTTTCAAAAACTGCTTGTTTTTGTGTGAGTGAGCCGGGCATGAAACCCTGTTCGCGCGTCTGAACCGCAGATCTTATTACGATGACTCTGTTATATCCTCCTTTTTGCATTACATCGTTGAGTGCTAAATACATTGCACTCATTGTTTTACCTGTGCCTGCTGTTCCAATGGCTGCGATATTATTACCTTGATTATATGAATCGAACATACTAGATTGAGTTGGCGTTAATGGTTGAATATGTCTCATTCCAAACTTAGTATTTAGAATGCCTACCATATGCTCCATATCTCTATCTTGTCTGCGCTTTTCAGATCTTGATAATCGTCGCTGTTTTCCCATGAAACCTCCTTTGTGTCAGATAACCTCCCTACCAAGTATTGATGTTATCTTTTTTATGGTGATGTTTAACATTTTTTAATACATCACGAAAACCGTCATCAGGTTTCACCAGACCGAGACGGGCAGGATCACCAATTGATGGTGCTCCAACAATTACTTGTCTTAAATTTGGATTATTTTTTTTGAACTCGTCGAGCTCTGAGATTCGCATAGATTCTTCGAAACGTTCTTTTGTTTCGATATTTTCAAATGTATAAGTTGGCAAATTTAGCCTCCTGCATAAAAAAAGGTACCATATAGGTACCTAGTTAAGTTAACCTATATTTAAGTTTATTTATACTCCGACGATCGTCTCATAGACCTGTTTCCAATTTTTTACAGTTGGAGCTAATCCATGATAAGATTTGTTATGATCGTGTTGGAATAGAATACTTTCTAATCCTAGTTTTAAACCTAAATCAGCATTTTCTGGTTTATCTTCTACCCAATAACAACCAGTATCTTTGTATTGAGCCAGCGCTTCATCTTTATCAGCACCAGTATCTAAATAAACATAACTTTCAAAAACAGTACTTCCAAACATTTCACGTAAGTTTTTAGTACGTAAGTGTTGTGAATACTGATCATCACTTAAAGAACTAATTACACGAAATACATAACCATGTTCTTCATGAAGTTTCTTAACATATTTAATAGCATCGCGTAAAGGTGGAATTTTACGAATAGTTGCAGATTCATTAAAGATACGAACGATCCTTTCTTTATCAACCTTATTTAATCCGTATTTTTTACCTACGTTATATTCATTTTCTTTTCCAGGTACTACTTCATACCCGTGCTTATTCATCCAAGCATTAAAAGAGTACTCCCAATCAAGGAGTACTCCATCTACGTCTGTCAGAATTACTTTATTTGACAAACCTTTAACCATTAAGCATTACCTCCAAAACGAGAGCGAGCTGAATCTTCAGTACACTTATAACGCTTACCATCTACGCCATCAACATAAACGAATGGATATTTTGGACTACGTGTTTTATAATCAACTAACTTATCACCACGAGCATTTTCAAGAGCAAAACCTCTTGATTTAGCAATTGATTCTACAAGAGCATTACCACGTGTTTTAGCACCAATCACAGTACCTTTTACTTTAATATCAACTTCCGCTGAATCAAAACGCATATTCCCTACGTTTAATTTAATTCCTTTACTTTCGAACTTTTTAAATACTTTATTAAGTTCTTCACGCAATTCAACTAGAGCAACTTTATTAAATGCATTCACTTTTTTCATACTATATTCTCCTTGTTAATAGTAAAATTAAACAGCTTTGCGAGCTAAGATAGCCGCAACATCAAACACTGAAAAATAAATTGGCTTAGGTTTAGCAACGCCATTTTCATCTTCAACAGTTTCTTTTTTAGAAAAACGAACCAAAGTAGCAATAGCTTTTAGACCTTTCATAGTTTTACCAGAAACACCTGGAATAGAAAGAGCTTGTCTAAAAGTAACTACTGAATCAACACCTGTAGCAGAAAGAATGGCAGCATTGTGACCCGTATATTCATAACCAGTTACATAATTTTTCATTTTTTCTCCTTGCTTTATTATTTAATATAGTTATATTATACACTAGTTTCAAGAAGATGTCAACCTTTTTGTGAAAAAAATGCGCAGAAAAAATCCATAAAAATCAATGGCTTAGAAAAAATGTGAATTTTTTTTCAAAAAAGTGATTATTTTTTGCGTTTTTGGGGAGGAAATTCGTCATTCCAGCGCTCTGAAAACTTTTTTCGTTGGTTTTTTCTGCGCTTTTCAATTCGTTTTTCTTTGTTGCGATGGGACTTATCAAACTCTCTTTTATCGCCCCACTCATCCTGATCATAACTATCGCGGAAATTTTTAAAGCCTTTGGCCATGTTTATTACCTATGCTGCAATTAATTCTGGAAATGCCTCTTCAATTACCTTTTTAGATAATCCTTTAAGAGGTTTTTGTGCTATCATTTTACATAATAATTCTGCATCATCATTATCTACATCTTCTAATAAACTAATAAACAACTGCTCACGTTTTACTTGATCTAAATTGTCATAACCACCACCTTTCACAAAAATCTTTAATCGACGAGCTTCGCCATATAGCATTGATTTTGCTTCATCTTCATATTGATTTTTCTTCCACGGGGGAGGAGTATCTGGGATTAAAAAATTAATTGTTTTAGTATCATAAGTAAATTTAAGTACCATTCGTAAAGCAGGATTATCCCATTTATGTAATACTGCTATTTTTTCTTTTGTTGTTTTTGCTTCACTTGCCCATTGGACAATCTCTGCAATTGATGCTCTTACTGCCATATTAAAAATCCTGTAAATCGGTTACTAAATGTTTAAGTTTCTTTTTAATAAAGAAATTAAATAAATGTTCCCTACCAATTCCTTTATCTTTATTATATTCTTGTTTAATTATATTTGTATATTTATCTGGTATTTCTTTTAGATCAATCATCATTTTATTACGATGATAACGACGAAGAGTTTCTTCATCCATATTACTTGGTCCTTCATTTAGAGCAAGTAATCGCTTTTGTGTCATAGGCTTTTGGCGTTCACCAATAGCAAGACAGTTATCAGGAGAAAGAACATTAGGAACACCGTCACCTGTATCACCTTTTAAAATATGTTCTTTTAGATATTGATCTGGATTATCATTACGAATCCAACGTTTACGAATTGGATCATATTGATCTACATTAGCATAACTTTGTAATTGGATATAATCCTTATCACCAGAAAGTATTAAGAATTTTTCAGCACCAATATTAAGATCAGTGCCTTCTTGATGGATAATTGTACCAATAATATCGTCGGCTTCACAATGATCTATATGAATAACTTTATAAGGAAAGAACTCTTTAAGCTCATCTCTAATTGTATTCATTACATCAAATAATGCAGACCAATCCATTTCGGATTCATCTCTATTTTTACGACGATTTGCTTTATAATATGGATATACTTCTTTACGCCAAGAATCTTTGCCGTCAGCACAAATGATAATCTCGCCATATTCTTCATGAAACTTTTTACGATTAAAACGTAAAGAATTTAGAAACATATGACGAATAATATTTTCATCAGGAGCGATATCATAATGATTTCCAATGCTTGCAAATAGCGAAGCAAGGATTACCTGATTATAATCTACTAGTATTGCCATGATATATTCTCAATATTTTATTTTATAATACTATTATATAATAGATTTAAGAAGATGTCAACCCTTTTTTATCAACTAACACTCTCAAAGTTTTATTCCATAAAGTTGTAAATGAACCAATATCATTATTAACTAGACCAAATCTATCAGAAGTAGTAAAGCGATTAATGAAATTATTATCTTTTTTCTGCTCTTCTAAAATACCTTTAGCAATTGCATATGCAATATTAGCATGTTCTTGATTATCTTCTGTATGATCATACATGATAGTTGCATTACCGGCAGTTTCTGGTAATCCACCATAATTAGGATGAATACAAATTAATCCACTACGAATTGCTTCAATTAATGCAATACAAGATGTTTCTTTCCAAATATTAGGATATAAGAAAATATGTGCATCATCTAATGCTTTTAATATTGTTTCATTATTTTCAAATCCATGATAAGTCATATTTGGATGTTCTTCGATCTTTTTAAATAACTCTTGATATGGTACATCTCTATTTTCCCAACCATAAATTCCAAAAGAAGAATAAACATCTAGATGGATATTATCATATTCTTTTGTTAATGCATCAAAAACTGGAACTAACAATTCTAAACCACGATGTGGTGTCGTATGATAAATGAAACGAATAGTATCAAATTTTCTATCATCAATTTTTGCTGAATACCTTTTTTCAATTGCATTAGGAATTACAGAACACTTGGAATATGGAATACCAAATCTTAGAATATATTGATCTCTTTGCCATGCTGTTACAAAAACAAAATGATCGAATTTATTCCAACCACCATTAATCAAAACTTTATTCTCTGGATCTTCTGCTAAATCATGTGCGTATAATATATTAATAACATCTTCAGGAATTTCTCTTGGTCTAGAAAAATGGATTGCAAATGGTTTAAGTAATTCTTTGTCAACACTATTAATTAGACGCTTACGCATCATCTCAGTGCCACCATTAGAATTTTTTGATAGTTCGGTTTCTACAACCTCACCTTTAAGAATACAACTCATAATTACTCCGAAATACTAAAAATAGAATCCCATCTAAAAGCTCTCCAACCATTATTATCTACATCCCACACTGATAGAGCTGTGTTTGGTTTTTCTTTTTCTACTGATTCTGCACCTTGCATAGTTTCAGCATTTTCTGGTAAAACGCTTTCTTGTAAAGTACAAGTCATTACACGTCTTTCGCCATTAACTTTTTGGAAATCAATTTCTACATTGCCAGATCTAAGTCTTGCAATTACATCATCACGATCAATATTTTCTAAAAACATTGTTTATTTCTCCTTATTAAGAATAATATCTATGGTCTCATAGAAGTTTTCAATTGTAGAATTGTTATGCACTCTATACATTCTTACATCAAACTTTTCTGGTAATACATGCTCTTCATTAATATCAGTTCTTTTATTAAGAACATATTCAGTTACCATATGATTACCTTGGAAGTAGCGTCTTGAATCTGTTGAAAAGTCGCACCCTTCACGAGTAAGTTGTACAAGTACAAAATTTTCTGCACCACATTTCTCTAAAACTGGTACTAACTCTTCGATGAAACCACCATCAGAAATAACATAGTCTTTTTCTGGGTCGATTTCTTCTGCAACCAGTTTACCAAAATAATCTAATCCTTTTTCTGGTTTGATTAGATTTTCAGATACGTGTATCATCGCTTCACGGCGAGATAGATTATCCAATTTCGATGATTTAAATTCTTTTTTCTCACGGTTATTATAACCTTCCATAAACCATTCTTGGTCTACTCCATAATGATTAATTGTTTCATTAAAAAGTTGATATTTGAATGAAAGATGTTTAAATCCGTGCTCTTTAAAATAATCTGCAGCAACATCCTTTCCTGATCCTGGTGGACCATTAAATAAAATTATCATGCTTTTGCTCCGTTTTTTAAGCTTTGTACGTGTGATCTATGAATCTTAACTTGGATAATTCCATTATAATAATCATCATTTAATAACACTTCACGTTCCATTTGTTCTTTTAATTCTAAGTAAGACATTTCACCTTTTGATTTACATAGATGTAATATTTCTCTTTGAAAATTATTAGTTCCTAATTCCTCAACTAAACTTTTTACTTCATCAGAAGATCCATAATATGTTTGCCAATCTGACTCTACTATCTTAGTTCTTCTGCGCTTTTTTCCTTTAAGAGGTTTAAGTTTTCTTTTAGATATTAAAGTCTTTTTACCAACATACTTTTTATTATTTGAAAGATCAGTAATTACATAAACAAATCCGACATAATCACCAATCATTTCAGAGGTAAATTCCTCACCATTATATAACCACATAATAAGTCCATAATTATTCCTGTATGAACTATTTATAAACTATCTTCGCATATGTGCTAGATCTTCAGCTTGTGATGTACCTTTCATGACTGGAACAGCATTTGATTTATGCATCGTGGCAATTCCTACAATAAGATCTCCAGTATATTTTTTTGGCTCTGCACGAGCAGCAAAACCATTACCAGAATCTAAACTAGGAATATGACGAGTCTCTCTTACTTGTGGATTCCATTTAAGTGGTTTAAATTCTTTTTTATAATTTTTATTAGGCTCAAACATTTTTTCATAATCACGTTTGAGTTTAGCATTCATTTGTTTTTCTTTATTAAGTCTTTTTTTCCAAGCTGGTGTGCTCATATTTTAATCCCACAAATTTTGAAAATATTTTCCAAATAATCTAAAACCATTATCTATTTTATTATTATACTCTAAAAATCCTTGTTTGTCAAATTTTGATGGTTCATTTGCAGGTAACCATTCATATGAATTGTACTCTTCCATTTTACCATCTTCATCTGGGAATAAAAGTAATTGTGCAGGACCAACTCCTTTCCATTGTATTTCGTGAAATGCTGTAGCCATTTCATTATCATCATAATTAAAAAATGCTTCGTCAGCAGTTTCATTTAATTTATTTTCAAATGAAAAAATCATTTGATCCATTACATAATCCCAACGTTTAAAATAGTTTTCGTCAGTTTCACCTTTCTCTTTAAAGCGTAATTCTTCACCAATAGTTGGTCTAAGTTCAGACGGAACATCTTCTTTATCAACGTTAGGTGCTCCATGTTTTGTTTCTTTTAATTGCTTGAGCATTGGTAAGATAATATGAGAAAGAGTATCATCCATGCTCCAAGTATCAAACTCATCGATATGAACATCTATTACTCGATCACCTTCATCTACAAATGGACCAATATTAACTTTCATCTCTCTTCCTTTCAAGGTAAAGGTTGTACATTTTTACATAAAATGCAAACTGCAACGGGTAGTGCTCAGGATCTGGCACTACGCCGTCATAGTATTCTAAAAACTCTCGCATTTTCTTTTCGAGATTTTGCTGATGGTTAAACCACACTATACTTTATTAATCTTACTTAAAAATCCAGTAGACCAATCAATAACATTTCCGTCAGGATCACCTGCTTCTAGCGCGTCTAAGTCCGGGCGTTTCTTTCCTTTTAACCAGCGTTTCTTGTTTTTATGATTACCTTCTTCTGTACCAACTCCGGCAATATAATGTCCACCTTTGTGACCTTCTACTTTTCCTTTAATTGGCATCAGAAAATTCCTACAATAATAATTGCGGCGATAAAAAAGATTGCTGCTCTTATAGTTCCTTCTTTTGCTCTGTTAAAAGCAACATGCCCATAACCTTTTTCTGATGTAAATGTATCAAATTTCATATTATACTCCTATGCTACTTCGAAAGGTTCACTTACTAAATCTTCTGATGCAATTTTTGCATCGACAAATTTTTGCAATTCAGCGATTCGATTATTTAATACTTCTACAATCTTATCTCGTGTTGCATCGTGACCGATCTTTTCATTAGTCATTTCAATACAGTGTTTAACTGCTTCTAACTCTTCTAGTAAAATTTCTTTACTCATAATATAAACTCCTCATTATTTAGTTATTCATTTATAATTATAAACCAGTTTTAAGGAAATGTCAACTGTTTTTTATCCTTGACCTCTATATTTCTTCCAAGAAAGCTTTTGGCCTTTATTAGAGGGCCTGGAAAAATTGCTTTTTCCAATAGATGTTTTCTTTTTAATTCTGTGTGCTTTCAGAGTTGTTGATGTTGTTTTAGCCATTACTTACCTCCACTAATCTTTCTACTTTTGTAGTATCATGATAATCATTATCAATTACTTTATGATCTCTAGTTACTGTTGACTTTTCAAGATAGCCATCAATAACTCTATAAGTTGTATATACTTCTTTTAAAATACCCAACTCTTCTGCTTCAATTTTATCTTTAAATGGTCCGTCACTCTTCTTCATCTTGTGCTTCCTCCCACTCTGTTACTAATTCAAGCATCATCAATCCTAAAGTTTCATTATACCCATATAATAATTCGCCTTCGGCTTTTACTTCTTCAATCTCATCTTTAGTAAGATCTAAATGGCTTTTATTAAAATGATTATAGACTTGTTCCATTGCCCACTGCATGGCTATTTCTTCAAATTGATCTAAAATTTTACTTTCGCCATACGCAGTAAATTTTTCTTTAATCATTTATGACCTCGTCTTCCATCAAATACACAAACAAAATAGCAACCCTGTTCTCCAGCATGAACTTTATGGAACACACCATCTTCAATTAAAACAGTATCACCTTTTTTAACAAAAATAGTTTTATCATCTAGTTCCATTGTTCCGGAACCTTCGATAAACATATAGACTTCTTCTTGTCCTTCATGCTTATGTCCGGATGTGCTTTTATTTGGATATAGATCGGTAGAACTCAATACAAGATTTTTAAGAATAGTATTATCTCTTACAGTATAACGATCATCTTGTTTGGCTATCTCTCCTCCAATATGCCATCTCATATTATGAATTTTACTCATGTTATCCCTCTAAATAAGCCATCACTGTTTCAGGAGAAGTTTCACCATAAGGATCTTCATTCTCTTTAGTTGACGGCGGTTCAACAAACATTTTCTCGACTTCGTTGTCGTTAATTACAACAGCAAAACGACGAGAACGCTTACCAAATCCTACAACACTCATATCGATAAGCATACCTAAAGCATCAGCAAATTCACCATTACCATCAGGAATTACTTTAACATTTTTAACTCCAAGATAATCTGCCCATGCATTCATTACGAAGCTATCATTAACAGAGCTTACGTAAATTTCTTCAATACCCATTTCTTTAATCTTTTCATAGTTTTCTTCAAAACCAGGAAGTTGATAAGTTGAACATGTTGGTGTATACGCGCCAGGTAATGAGAATACTAATACTCTCCTACCACCAAACATATTAGTTGATTTTACTGGAACCCACTCACCGCCGATTGGGCATCCACCATCCATAGGCTGTTCATCTCCTACTCTATACATAAATGTAATTTCTGGAACATTCATTATAACATCTCCTTTAACTTTTTCCAAGTATCTTTCCAATCAATAACTTGTAACGCTTTGCCTTTTTGATTATTTACGAGAGCTTCACCTAAAGGCAAATCATTTCCACCCTCTTCCATTTTATCTCCAAAGAAAATAATAGTATCTTCGTCAGAAAAATCTTTTAATATTTGACTTTTATCTGCTCCTTTTGGAGCAATATCTAATCCAGTTTCACCACCAACTTTTGCTTCTAAATGAGGAAACTCTTGATTAAATTTGTATGCAATTTGTTCTCTTTCTTTTGTTGCAGTATCCCACATAACGTATTTATGACGCTCGCTTGGATCTGCATTACGACCTACTATAGAAAAATTTAACATGCCTGGTCTATGTTCAAAGTGGTTACCAGTTCTTAATGGAAACTTACTATCATTTAATTGTTTGGCTAACCATTGATGTTCATCATCTTCTAATATCCAAGTATTATATTCAATATTAGTATCACCTTCCCACGTATCATTTCCATTACAATTATAAACACGCTTACATAAGTTATACGTGTCTTCACTAATTTGTTCTACAGTTTTTGATTTATCAGAACCTGTAACAAGATAAACATCATTCTTTGAAGCAAATTTATCAAACCAAGATTTAAATTTTTTATTAATAACTCCTCTACTTGGTGTTAAAGTACCATCTACATCAAATATAAATTTATTCATATTTTATTCTATCTCTCATTTCTGTTTCACCTGAAGCTGTTGCAGGTTTTGGACAACGATCAAAACATTGCCATAAGTTTTTATTATTATTTTTTATCATATTATAAAAATTATTCCATAATTCAGATTTTTCTATATCTTCTATATTTTCAAAATTATCAATATGCATTTCTTTTTTAAAAAATTCTTTAAATATTTTATCTTTTCTGCATTTATAATTATCAACCCAGCAGCAAGGAACTATAAATCCATCTGCCGTTAAACTTTTTCTTATCATTCCTGATAAACATTTAGGATATATTTTTTGCATATATTTTATTCTTTGGCAAATACGGATCATATACATCAAATCTCGAAGAAATATTTAATTCGAATATTATATTATTTTCTTTTGCCATTTGCTTTGCTTCTTCTATATTATCTTCGTTATAACTAAAAACTATATATTGCCATACTGGTTTTTGTTTTAAATATTTAGACGCTTCGCACATAATCTCCCACATCTTAAATCCATTTTGATTTCTACGATATAAATGACTTTGCTCAGGTAAACCGTCTAATCCAAAAGTCCATTTTGTTTCAGGATTTATTTTAAAACAATTCTTATACCATTCTAAATCTCTATAATCTGATGCAGTATAAACATCTGATTTAATATTTCTTTCGTATAATATTTTTAAAAATTCTGGTAAATTTGGATTTAAAACTGGATCAGATCTTTGACCACAAAATCCAACCATATCGTTATAATAACTAATTACTTTTTTAAATTGTTCTATAGTTAAATTTCCTCCAGGAATTTTTTCTTTGTTTTTGAAATAAGCTTGTCTTTCACATTTGTGGCATTTAATATTACATAGATTACTTGCATCTATCATAATTTCTTTATTCATCTGTTTTTAAGCACGCAACTCTTTCATTATAGATATTTAGCTTTTTTTCTCCTAAGTATTGTTCTTTATAACTTTCACAAGAATACCTGTTTTCAAAATTTTGAATTTGGGTATATCTCACGTCTTCGAGGGTTCCCATATTTGAGGCTTCTGCAAAATTACTGTTTGCTATATTCGTAATTAAAAATAATGACCAAAACATATTACTCCTGTCCGTTACACCAATGACGACGAGTAGCAGCCTTATTCGCTAATTCACTAAAACGATCGGCGCATTCTCTTAATTTATTGCCAAAATCAGTATGTCCTTTTTCTAATGAACGAGCAATATCATGCATGAATAAAATCATTTCTTGATCTGATCTATCTTTTTCATCTACCATCTTCTCTCTCCTTGACTCTTTTTCTTAAATCACTTGAACTAAATCTATGATCTCTTTTATTAAAGTATAATTGGATACCGCGTTTTTTGCAAATATCCTTACCGGTAAAATCCAGCTCTTTATACTCCTCTCCTAATATTCTAACATGGATATCATACATTGTCAATATATCTTCGACATCTTTTTCAGAATTATATGGGATAATTTCATCTACATATTGAACTGCATTAAGTTGAGTATATCTTTCAACTACAGTTTGTACTGGAGAATTTTTTTCTGGACGATCTAAACTTGGATCCATTTGCAAACCACAAATTAGATAATCACATTGATCTTTTGCTTCACGTAGCATTTGTACATGACCAGCATGTAACAAATCAAACGTACTAAATGTTATTCCTACTTTCATTTTTTAACTCATTATTATATTTTATTGCTGATTCAATTATAGTTAATGGCGAATT